ACCTGATAGTGTAAGATTAATTGGCCTAAGTTTCTTACCATAACCAAGACCTGCCTTTTGGTAACTCTTTGCACTGGCAGATCCACCTTTGAAACTAATCGGTGTAAATGACACACCTTTCTTATTGGTCTTTGTGGATCCTTCCTCTGTGACTGCTATGACTCTTTTGTCTTTTGTAGTGAAGAAAGAAACCTTTCCTTTGATCTGTTCATTGTATGACTCTGAATATCTTTGAAACTTACCTAAGCCAAAAACAGGGGAAATACCTTTCTTGATAAGATCCTTGACTGCATTGACTAGATGCTTATTGTTTCTCTCAATTGTGTGGATGAATGAGCTTTTTAAATTGGCATTAGACTTCTTAATTGCCTTAATGACTTTTGAAGTATTAATCTTGCCCTTTATCACTTAAATAATCCTCTATGATTGTGTCAACATAAGACGTTATGTCTCTTTTAAGCTTCTCATCTTTATCTGGGATAAATCTTCTCATAGGGACTGTGTCCCCTTTGTTATGATTATAAGACTTGATTGCTTGATCCTCATCAAAGATCCCTATCTTTAAAGATCCATCCACAATGTTAAATGTTAATGCCTCAAGCATATCACCATTTAATTCCAGAATAGGTGTCCTATCACCAAGCTTCTCTCTGTCTGCATATGGCTTGGATAGCTTTTTAAACTCTCCGTAACCACTGACTGGACTATTTGTGTCACCAATGTAGGAAAGGATCTCAGTGACCAAGTAGTCACCGATCTCATTTAGTAGCTCTTTTTTTTCTGACTTGCTCAGCTTTACCCCAAACTCATCTGCCTTAGCATCAATGTCTGGATCAAAGACAAAGCTAGTCTCTGTTTTCTTAAGGGACATTAGTTTCAATTATTGGTTGAAAGTTTTGATTAGGGATCATTCTATTTGCATTTTGCTCACTAATACCAAATGAGGCAATAAGGATTGCTACCCCAGAGTCTCTTGGGATTGTGCCATTTGCTACTTTCTCAACTACCTCAACAATAGATGTAACCTGGGCACCATTAAAAGCATCATCTGTGCTTAATGCCTCAAGAGCTTTGAGTTTCTCATCTTTCTTCATAGCAAGTCTTTCTCTTGCCTGCTCATCTGTTAAGTTTGGATCCATGATCTGGAATTTCTGCCACTCAAGTAGGACACCAAGGTCTTCCATGAGCTTAAGATTTTCTAGCTTCTCTCTATCACTAACCAGGATCTTTGGCTTTTTATAGATCACTTGAATATTCTCAGATCTAAACTTTCCACCCTCACCTTCATTCATAAACATCTTTTTGATGATCTTATAAACATGTTGCTCAACTGTGTAATAGAGATCTTGATTTGACTCAATGATCCCCTGCAAGTCTGCAGAGCTTAATAGTCTATCAAACCCAGATGTGAACTTCTCATTAGGGTTAATGATCTGATTAGAATTAATCCCTTGCTCATCCAGGATCATAGACAAGTAAGTCAAGATTGACTCTCTATGCCCTGATAAGTTTGGAGTAGGTGAAATATAATCTGCCTCTGTGTCTGGATCATCAGGGTTTTTAGATTGTGGAAGTTTCATCCCTGTGAATAATCCAGATGTCACCATCTCGATCTCTTGATCTGCAGGGTATTTTAAAACTAACTGACCAATCTGCATGTTGCCACTTGTTAAGTAAACAGACATGAGAGAGTTAAGCTCTATTGATTGATAAGGTAGAGGGGAGTTTACTGGATAGTTAGGATCATATCCACTTGGGATGTAAACAAATGGAAGAACACCATAAGGGTTAATACCTTGAGGGTTTTCTGGGATCTCTAAATACTCAATCCTCTTGTGACCATAGTCATCCTTGAGGACCTTAAAGATCTTGTGTTCATACTCGGTCCAAAAGGCATAGATCTTACCAGATCTGCCCTCATCCTGTTGACCTGCCTCTGAGATTGTAGCATTAACATAATCAGACTCAGGGCCTGTGATCACATAGTCATCTGGATATGAAAGGACTACTACTTCCAGAGATCCATCTTGTGATCTGACTAGGTCATATTCATATGGTGCCAATGGAATAAATTTAAACTCTTTTTTTTCTTTATTGTCTTCAATCTCTTTTTCCATGAAGACTGCCATCAAGGCATATTTGTGTTGATTATAAACCCGATCAAATCCTCTCATTGCCTGATTAAATCTAAACTCATTAAGCAATGCTTGATAGTCTTGAGTCTCTTGATCTGTGTCTAACTTTCTAATAGGTGGTTCTTTGTATGACTGGGATTTTCTATCTACAATCTTTTTTAATACTGAATAGTCTGAGATAGTGTATGACTCCCAGGTCTTGGGGTACATTTGCTTAACTTTATTTTCTACATAGTAGCGTAGATTTCCATCATAGATCTGCCATGAGGCAAACTCTTTTTTCTTTCTATCTTTATTTTGATTTGATTCTATCTCATTGATTGTGTTGAAAACAAATTCTTGAGTTAATTGATAATCCATGACCCACCCTTGATGAATTAATTCTATGTGCCTTATTAGCTTATGACAACTTTCTTGATTGGTTTAACAGTTTCTAACCTAGAACACCAATAACCAATGGCCGTGGTCACATGTTGCTCTTTTGGTGTTGAGTCATCCTCAACTAACCTTGCACCCTGTTTATACTTGGTTAATCTAAAACCCTTAGTGGCATCAAAGGCATCTTTGTAGATATAGAATCTTGTCTGACTATTGGCATTTAAAAATAGAGCATTCATTAAGTTATGTCTCTCCCTGATGTGTGGGTTAGATGTTGGCACCTCAAATAAAACATTCATTGCCCTTCCATCCTTTCTTTTGTGAGATGTGAGGCATTGCTTTATGATGTCATAATCTGATCTGAAGTTTCTTGTGTCCTTATGTTTACCAGTAGCATCCCCAAAGACTCTGAAGCTCGGACATTGTAGGTCCAGGATCCCTGTGTCTGCTAACTCATCCATGATGTTTGATGTAGATGCACCCTCAATTAGGATGGTTTTGGCAACATGATAGATGCCATTAATGCATTGGCCTATTGCCATAGACATTGGTTTATTGTGCCCGATGTTAAAGTCATGCATGAAGTCTATAGGATATCTTGGATCAAACTTATAGCTTAAATCCATGTAGTTTTTTTCAAGATTGAAATTCCAATAGATCACCTCATCTGCAATCTCAACCCACTTACCCTCAAGCATCCTTTGTGCCATCTTAGGATCCAGATCATTTTTCAAATTCTCGATATACCACTTAGGCAGGAAAGGGTTTTGCTCAGTTAGGGAATAGATCACCTTTCTATTCTTGGATTGATTCTCTATGAAATACTCATAAAGGTAGTGTGAAGGTGAGTCTGGGTTAGTGATGGCAAGGATCACATTTCTTTTAATGTTTGGAAGTCTTCCCACCCTCATCTTGATGGCATCATAAAGCTCTCTGTCTGACTCTGTTGCTTCCTCAATAAGGGCAAAGGACAATTCTAAGGACCTAAACTTTTCTAGATTCATATCATCATAAGAGTCACCAATGCACTCGGATCCATTGATCAAGGTGATCTTCATTTCTGACTTATTATAGGATTTGATGATGCCTGGTGTGTCTGATAGATGCTTGAGAAACAATTGCCAAAAGGTCCTCTTAAGATCCTTTAAAGCTCTCCTCACTACCAATGCTCTTGAGTTTGGGTTTTCTATCAGGTGCCTTGCCAGGATGTGGGCACCATTGATTGACTTAGCAGATCCTACTGATCCAGAGAATAACATCTCATTGATCCCTGTGGAATAGTCAAAACTGTTTATTTCTTTGATTGCCTTATACTGCCAGGGAATAAGCTTAGGATTAAACTCTTGCAGTGTAGGTGTGGACATTATTCATCTTTGTAGTTCAATGAAACTTGCACCACTTTTTGATCTATTGTCTGCTCTACTTTGTCTTTTAGGTCTGAGACATTCACACTTAGAAACATGGCAAATCTTTCTTTGTAGATCCCAGATAGTCCACCTTCAATGAGTAAATCTTTCTGGATCCCCTTACAAATGTTATATGCCTCTAAAAATTCTGGATGTTTATCACACCAATTAAGCAAAGTTTGATGATGAACACCATGCTCTAATGCAAATCTTTCAAAGGTAGGAAACTTTGTGATTGTTGTCTTGTGTCCTGAGTAAGTAGCAATTGGCCTATTGAACCATTTGATCATCTTCTCTGGCATGTCTTCAGTGTAAGTGCTTGGTCTTCCCACTTGTCTCATTCATCCACCTTTACAAATGCAACAGTGAAAAGCTTTTGATTAAGCAGATAAGACTGCATTAATTTATTGATGACCTCAACCTCTGTTGGATTGACCTCAAGATTGATCGTGACTGATCCATCCACTCTGGTTTTAATAGAGCTTAAGATGGCATTGATTGCCCCTACTTCCATTAGACCTCCGTCTAAATGCTTTGATATGCCTCACGCATGTCAATAATTTGATCTTATTTTGATGTGTTTAAGTGTGTCAACTAATAACAGGCATTTGGCACATAAGAGACCTGGCATCTGTCTAATTCGGTCTGTGGTGCAGATGATGGATAGAAATTTGAAGTGACCTCTGCTTTGCAAAGAAAGATCTTTTCGGTCCCAGATATGCATTTTTCCGTAGGTTTACCGCAAGAGACTAATAATAAAAGCATTAAGATTTTCATACCCCCATTATAGCATAAGTTAAACTTTGGGTAAATTTTGGGGAAAATATTTTTGTCTTTTTTTGCTATGACCAAATCATTGAAATGATTAACTTTTTATAATTGAATTTTTTGGGAAAAAAAGATCTTGAAATAACCCTACCACTTTTTAAGTATTTAGAATTATCATTTATTTATGAGAGTCTTAATCTTTATTTTGTTACTCCCTTTTAATTCAATAGCCCAGGATGCCCTATTAGAGGCCATGTTTAAGGATTGGAGTCTTGAGGAAGAAACTGATGAGATTGAATATGTTGAGACTGATGCAGAGATCTACCACTGGGAATTAGGCACACCCGACAACATCCCGCCCACCGAGATCATATATCTTGATGAACCTAGTCCATGTCAGTTATGATTTAAACATCAGAACCATTATTAGTTGAATTTCATTTCAGCAAATAAGACTCCCTAACTATCTGCAAAATGGTTAGGGTTTTTATCTATAGGACATTAACTATCATTTTCATCTAAATCTATAGGATGGAAATATTGTCCTGATAGTTTAATTTCCCAACCATTGTCATCAAACCACTTTTGTGCCTGTCTATGTTTAGAAGCAAACAGTCTATTAGATGTTGCATGGATTTCATTGTGATGTTTTAGGCAGAGAGGCATCAAATTCCAGGTCTTCCATTCATGCTCAGGATAGGTTTTTCTTCTATAGATGTGGTGATATGTCACCATTTTGGGTTGATTTTGACCACATATGATGCATGGTTTATCACTTTCAAAACTCATTAAACTAATGCCTTTTCTAACCGCTTCCTGGTGTCATCAAGCTCTGCCACAAGGATGATGTTTTCCTCTTTTAACTTTTTATTTTCATCATGGACCTTGTCAGCAATAACCCTCATCTTAACCCAGTCTAACTCAAAGTCTATGAGCTTATTCTCAAGATCCAAGATCCTTTTTTCAAACTCTGCACACTTATCATGTTTAATCATGTTAATCCTTTATCTCAATTTTTATGCCATAAACACTGTCAAGAAACTTGACTGCCACCATTTGTGGATTTTGTTGAGACAATAAGTCTGCTTCAAATTTAGTTAATATTATTTTTTCAATTTCCCACCCAAAGACATCTGCCTTTTTCTTTTCTGCTAAAATCTTTTCTAAAATCTGTTCTTTATATATAACTTTCATTTTATTCCTTTATTTCTTTTAGTGCTTACATTTTTTAGCTAATCCATTTTCAAACAATGGAGTATAGCTTAAATGCAAAAAATACTCATGCCCTGCAATGCAATAAGTTTTATCTACTTCATAATATTCGATTTTATTAACATTGTTATTTGTGCATGAATAAAATAATAAAATAAAAAGGATAGTTTTCATTTTGTGTCCTCCACTTCTTTTAGTGCTTTTCTAATTATTGGCTTAACCTTTTCTGGTAAAACTGTAATTGTGTTTAAATATTCTAAAGCTTCACGTAGCTTTTTGTTTTCAGCTTCTATTTTAAAAATATGGTGAGCAAGTTCTGCTTGCATATACTCACAAGCGGCTTTCCATGTAGCCAGAATTTCTGACCCTACCAATGAAGTGTCATGCCAATAGAAAGAGGTAAGTTGATATTTATTACTTATCCACCACTTATCAAACGCTTCTTTGTCTTTAGAGTTCATTTTGACTTCCTTTTATCGAGCTCTCTTATCCCTTGCTCAACTAAAAATTTAGCTTCTTGAATTAAGCAATTTATTACCGAGTTATAGGTTTCTAATCTATTATCGTGAATAGCCGATATGCCTTCAAGACAATCATAAATAAGTTTAAATTGCTCTATTGTATCTTTGTCTTTATCTTTCATCCTTCCACCTCAAAATGCTCTTTGCATTTATTCCAGATCTCGGCAATGACATCAAGGTCCCTACCTCTGAGATCATCCCCTATGATTGGCTTTTCATACTTAATGTGTGGTCTAAACACATCCTCATAAAGCTCATCTATCATGCGTTTATATCTTGCACCTTTCATGCATGCCTCACAATCATCTGCCTGCTCTGGCAGGACAAATTTAATCTCTGCAATCATTTGTTTAGCTCCTTATAAAGTGAGTCCTTAAAATCCTCTATGTAGGCTTCAATGATCTGCTCTCTGGGGATAACCAGGATGATTGATAATCTATTCAAGTGCCCTGATGGGATCTGTTGTAAACCTCTCTCAACATTAGACACCACTTGCCCTTTGGATGATGTCCATCCTAATTGCCTGCCTAATTCAATCTGTGAGATCTTTAACTCATTTCTTCGGGCCTTAATCAGTGATGCCATTTTATTAGCTCTGGTGATCATAATTAGTCCTCTCTGCTTTTTCGATTGTCATATTAAGTGCAAACTCAAGATCAACTATAAACTTATAGAAGTCTTTTAATTCAATCTTGCCATTTGTTATGTTTGGGATTTCTAGATGTGAGACACAAACTGTTGAGTCTTGCCTTGCAGTTATTGAAAGATCAATAGTGAAGGGATCTCTTCTTAGCGAAACTTCCATAGTCATGTCCTTTTTAAAAGACTATAGACTAAATTTAATTATCTTGTGAAGGATCTTTTTTCTGGTGTGAATTTTCTGCACCACCATCAATGAGTCTGAGTTTTTGCCTGAATAAATTATAGGATTTTTGCTTTGAGATTGCCTTTTGGAAGGCATTATAATTTCTGATCTCATATAGGTATTTTGCCACTTCTTCCTGGATAAGTGCCTGGATCATGGCATGTTCTCTTTTCTTTTCATCGGGGCAGTCTAACCACTTATTTAGAAAGATAACTTGGGCAGTCATTTGTGGAAGGATTTGAGGAGATCACCAAAGGCATTGGCCATTGTCTCACAAAGGATCTCTTGGATCTTGGCATTGATGACTTGATCCAAACCTACCACCACATGAGCGATATGACTTAGTTCATGGAATAGACTTAGCATCTTTTGCTCATCACTTAACTCATCCCATATGTAAACTGTCTGATCAGAGAAATCCACACATGCAACGGCATTGCCTGTTGTAATGCTCATAAGCTTAGTCTTGGTGACTATCTTGATTTTATAAACTCTGCCCAGGATCATCATACTTTTTGGAAATGATTTCTTTTTCATAATTAAATCTTATCGCATTTGATTAGGGCATAAAGGATTAAGAGTCTGACTATTCCACTTTTTATTGAAACAATCCTGCCTTAAGTTTAGTAGGAAGCTCCTCTATTCTGGCCGTATAAACTTTGCCACATGCACCACATCTAAACCGCATCTTTTTAGATGAGTTAGTCACCTTATAGCCATCTCTAATGAAGTGATCTGATCCACAAATGCACTTATTTTTATGCTCATAGATTGAGAAATTAATGCTTAGGTCATACTTAGATAGCTTCCAAAAGACTTCAATCAAAGTGGTGACATCACCCCTATTATAGATCTCACACTCTTGCCAGGCTTCCATGTTACCTTTAAGACATTCATCCCATAACTTTCCACCAGGAAACTTTGCGTGACTCTCCTTTGGTGTGCATCCTAACCACTTAGCAAGAAACTCTAACTTTTTAGATGTGATGCCTTTCTTCATTAATTTGCGAGTCATCTTTAAAGTGCAGATCTGTCTGGGATGTAGTGGATCTAGTTCATACTTTATAAACTTTGCATTGAGTTTACCCCAGTCAAAGTCTATGTTGTGTGCCACAATAATGTCTGCCTGCCTTATAAGGTCATGGATCCCTTCCACTAGTTGTCGATCATCTGTGTAGTCCTGAGCATATCTCTGATCTAGATAATAGACTGTCTCATCATCATTGAACTTGGCACAATAAGAAAGTAAGGACCAATCCTCTACTATGTTTTGAATAGGTATGTTTTGATTATAAAGGCCATAAGTCCTGACTAATAATGCCGATGTCTCTATATCTAAAAAGAGAATTCTTGCTTCCCATTTATGAACTAATAGATCAGGTCCTGGGACATGTGTCATGTTAGGTGTGAGTCCTGCTTTTTTAATTAGATTATTCCATCCATGCTTGTGGACTGTAGATGTAGAATAGAACTCTGAGAATTCCTTTAGTGTAGGTGTTTTCCCATGTTCTTTGTGAAGCTCTTTGATTTTAGCTACTAGCTCATGCTCCTCTACTTTCTTCATAGAGATAGGATTTCAATAAAATTTAGATATGAAAAGAAAAAAGGGGTGACCACCAAAAGGATTAAGATGATCACCTTGGAATAAGATCCAGAGTTTGACATTCATTTGAATTTCATTCCTGAAATAAAGCTAGATGAATAAACTTAAATGATCAACTTAATTAATTAGATGATGACCATCTCCAAATTAGATAGACCTATCCTTAAGTGAAGAAAGTTTTGTTTTAACTTTTCAGTTTTGTGTTTCAAGATCATTCACATCCTGTGCATTTTCTCGTCACTATTCGGACATCATGTCCTCACCCCTATGGGGCAAGTAGTGACCAAGACACTAAGAAAGTTTATCTATTATAGATAAGACTAGATAAGATGTTTATATTTGAGTAGGTAGTTTAATAAGTAGATCTTTGGGGAAGTAAGAAACCCTCCCCCACCCCTCCCTTATCTCAACCCCATTTTTCCATGTCAATACCATGTGCAATACTGATTTTAAGATAGTTCAATGAATTAGAATATTTAGGCAACTATATAATTTTGAGATAGTTATTATCTCATCTATCTCCTCATTAGATCTTATGAATATTTTACACTGGATAATTAACTGATAAGGTCCTGTGGTATAATCAGGCAAAAAAAGGATTGGTAT